CAGCTTTGGGATAGTTTGTATCCGAAAACAACAGGAGTCAGGATTGACAAGGCTCCCTTCAAACCCATCATTTATCCAAAAAGATCTTACCCTAAGCAGGACTGCTTGGTGGTTGCGTTGGCGACTGTGTCTCGATTGCCTACGGAGACGGTATTCTTGGCAATGCTAAGAGCGTTCCCGCACGATTGTCTGAAAACGGACGATCTAACCACGGACTGCATCACTCCTTTTGCTTTGGCAAATAACCTGCAAATAAAGGTGTTTTCAAAGCCTACTAAAACTAAGGCAGCTTTTCTCATGACTGTACATGGCGTCAGAGGGAACGCTAGTCTCAGCATTGAGTATGCAGATCATCACTTCACTGCGTTAGAGCAGAAGTTACCTTTGACGATTCGGGAGTTGGGACCAATTCCTGAAGTTAGTCGCGAGGCGAAGTGGCTAATAGGCAAATTACGACAAAACCCAATGATCACTTGGATAAACATTCAGCCTTCGGCTGAAATTGGTAGAATGGCAGTTCGCTGCATGATTCAAGGTGAATTGGACTTGATCGGAAGCAATCACTTGAACCATTCGATCCTGAAAGGTTGGGAGGAGTCTCTCAAAAACATGAAATTACCGAATTTGGATTTGGGTTTGATCTGCGGAGATCCTGGATGTGGCAAGACTTCAGGAATCATGGAAAGTTTGCGCGATTATCGAGCTCACAGTGGAAGGGCTTTCAGTATTGCACTTGGGAAAAACGGCTTACGCGAGATGTGGGCGACCAAATTAGGGGTTAAGGACAAGAAAGGCCCTTTACGCCAATCATCTCCAAACTACATGTGCACAACAACCAGCAAAGCAATGGCTGAAGGTCATTGGGGCTGGGTTATGGCAAGCGATGAGGCTATGTATTTCCCTGGTTGGCATGCTTTGAAGGCAGCTATGTTTCCACACGTTAAGACGCACCTGTTTTTGTTCGATCCACATCAATGCACATGGCATAATCCTAAGGAGTGTACGCTGAACAACGCGAATATTCCAAAAGAAGAGGCTATGTATGGGGCAAGGTGCAAGACTTTCATCACAGGTTCTTTACGGTTCGACGAGGGTGTTGGGAATTTCTTCAATTTGCCAGTGTTCAAGAAACTGGGTGGAGGATTCCATTACACCACAAAAAGAGTGGAGACTGAAGCCGACATGCGTATATTCTTCCCGAACAAGTCTGAGGAGTGGATTGCGCATGCCTGGGAGAATAAGGTGTTGGCTGTTGCAAGTGACGTTAGAAAAAGAGTGAAGCTTTCGGTTGAGCAGCAAGACGCCGATACTTTCGTGGGTACCCAAGGCTACGACGAAGACGTGTGTATAGTGGAGTTGACAGATGAAGCGATGCGAGTGGATGCGAGGACCTTGTACGTGTTGGGCACTCGAGCCCCTCACATAATCTGGTGTTGCTTGTTTAACCAAACATATGAGTCTACGTTAGCTGTGGCTGACAACATAGTTCTGAAAGAGATCATGCATTATGCTCCTGATTACATGCCTGGCGAACCAGTTAGGATAGTGAAGGAGCACAGTGTGAACATCAAAAGTCTCTTGAAGATCTTGC